ACGGCGGAGGTGTAGGTATTGGCATTAATATGATAAGACCCGCCGGCTCTAAAATTACAGGTAATGGAACTTCAGACGGCGTTGTCCCTTTTTGCAAAATATATGATTCAACTATCCTCGCAACAAACCAAGGTTCAGTTCGACGAGGAGCTGCAAGCGTTAATATCAATATTGAACACAATGACTTCCTCGAGTGGCTTGAAATTAGAGAACCTAAAGGTGACGTTAACAGACAATCTCTTAACCTGCATCAGTGTGCTGTCGTTGGTGATAAGTTTATGCGAAAGCTACAAGCAGGAAATCCTGAAGCAAGAACAAAGTGGTCAAAGCTTATCCAAAAACGTAAAGCAACTGGAGAACCTTATATTTTATTCAAAGGAAATACAAACAAAAATAATCCAGAAGCATATAAAAAAAATAGTTTAAAGGTACATATGACAAACATATGTAGTGAAATTGTATTACATACAGATGAATCACATAGCTTCGTGTGCTGTTTATCATCTGTCAATTTAGATAAATATAATGAATGGAAGAATACGAATTTAATTTACGACGCGACTTGGTTCCTGGACGGTGTGCTAGAAGAATTTATTCAAAAGGCCAAGAATATGAAGGGATTCGAGAACTCTGTACGCAGTGCGGAGAAGGGCCGAGCATTAGGATTAGGTGTCCTTGGATGGCACAGCCTATTACAAAAAAACGGAATATCTTTCGAGAGTTTATTAGCTCAATACAAAACAAGAGAAATATTTTCAAAGTTAAAACTTGAAACTGAAAGAGCATCAAGGGCTTTAGCTGAAACGTATGGTGAGCCTTTATGGTGTGTAGGAACTGGGATGCGGAATACACATTTAAGAGCTGTAGCCCCTACCGTGTCTAACAGTAAACTAGCTGGTAATGTATCGCCTGGTATCGAACCATGGGCTGCTAATGTTTTTACTGATCAATCAGCAAAAGGTACGTTTATAAGAAAAAATAAAGAGCTTAAAAAGTTATTAAGAAAAGTAGGTATTGATAATAAAGAAACTTGGAATAAGATTTTAAATGATGGCGGATCAATACAAGATATAAAAGAGTTAGATGATTGGTACTATGATACCTTGGGAAGGTTAACCAATGAAAAGAAAGATAATGAGCCTGCTAAAAATGTATTTAAAACTTTTAAAGAGATAAATCAGTTAGAACTAGTAAGACAAGCAGGTATAAGACAAGACTATATAGATCAATCGGTAAGTCTAAACTTAGCATTCCCATCTGAAGCTTTACCAAGATGGATAAATCAAGTACATATAGAAGCATGGAAACGAGGTATAAAAACGTTATATTATACGCGAACAGAATCTGTATTACGTGGTGATATAGCAGCCAAAGCTATGGACCCAAATTGTATAAGCTGTGATGGTTAAGATTAATATGTCCAAATACTTTTTGATGGTGCGCCGGGATAACCTATTCCTAAATGTATAAAGCCTTTTTTTCTACTTATACCTATACGTTTGAAACCAACTTCAATAGCCGCTTTAACAATATTATAAGTTGAAGCACCACCTATACTTTCTATATCTACTGCAGCACCATATGCATGTTCTCCTGGTTGTTTTTTTGCTGCTTCTATAGGATGTTCGGGGCTTCTATAACTTGAAGTTATTCTAATAGGTTTACCATAAATTTCTCTTACTTTGTCAAGCATATCTAATAACTTAGAATCCATCATCTCAAAGTTATTAAATTCATTTTCTTTAAAATATTTCATTCACCACATTTTTTACTTGGATCATCAACTCTTCTCCAGTCTTCTTTTTCAAACCAATCTCTTAGTGTAGCTCCTTTTTTACGAGCACCTTTAACATTTGTTTTAGAAGATCTTCTATACTTACCGGCCTTGCCAGAACTTCGTTTAGCCCTAACCAGTTTATCTTTTTCAGATTTACTCATGCTTCTTAATTTAGAAGCAGGCAAACAGGTTTTAGTTGTACCGCCACCTTTTTGTTTTTTAAAAGGAGAATTACTTTGATTATACGCCATAATTTTTTTCTTTTAAATGTTCATACAATTTATCTCCCACCTCTTTACCAAACGTACTATCAGATTTAAAGTGTGCCCTACCAATATTTCTACTATCTGAAATTTGGTTTGCTTCGTTTTGGTATTTGTCTCTGAGCTCTGGATATTTATCACTTAAAACATTTGCAATTAATTTAGATTGTGCTGAATGTCCAGAAGGATATGATGGAGTTTTCATTGATGGTAAATCTACATTTTCCATGTTTACACCTAATTGTTTTGCAATATCTTTTGGCCTAGGTCTATTAAAATAATTCTTTAGTTGTTTTATTACAACAGATGAATCATCTTGTAGTTTACTTATTTCATTTTTAGGAAATGGTAAACCACTAGTTTTATTTATGTTTTCAAAACTTCCTATAATATCGTCTTTATCTTGAACAAAGTTAGGATCTACGTTTAACGTACCTAACTCTTGTAATTCTTTAAATGTTTGTAAAGAATCGTTAGCTGGAGGTCTGCGTAAAGATAATTGCGTTGTGTCAAAGTCTTCAAATAAATTCATTATCCTAATTTTTTCATTGCTTTATTTCTAGCACATTTCATTTTTCTAGCATAGCTAGGATTTTTTTTACGGTTAAATACTATTTGTTGATTTAAACTACCAACAATAGCTTTTTTATTTCCTTTTCTACTTTTGATTAACCAATTTGCTAAATCACCACAGTTAAGTTCTTTAAACTTACCTTTAGCATCTGCGTATTTACTATCTTTCCACTCAGGTTTTTTTTCTGCCATGTTTTTTTCTTACTTTATTTTTACAACTTTTAGCTATAGCAGCTTGTTTAGGTTTACCTCCAAACTTAGATCTTTGTTCTAACACTGTTAGTATTTGTATTTTTCTAGCAAAAGGTTTATTTATGTTAATTACTTTACTACACGTAGCTTTAGCATCAGCTACAGTAGCATATTTTATTTTTACTGTATCTTTAGGGTTCTCATCTGTATATAAACGTCTACCAGAACCTTTAGGTTTTTTACCTGTCCCTTTTTTTGGATCTGCCACCTTTACAATTTTGCATGTTTATAAACCAATTGGCTAATTGTATATCGCGTTTAGTAGCATTGTTACGTGCTTTTAATTTGAATATTTTTCCGCATGTAACATCACCACCATATAACTTATTTATTCTTGCTTTAAGTACACCACGATATTCTTTAGCCATTATTTTTTACTTTTTCCCATCTTACCTGGTCCACCAGCTTTAGTACATCTTACACCCCAACCTGAGGCATATGCAGATGGCCATACTTTAAATTTTCTTTTTGCCGCGGCTTTACAGGGCCCGCTTATTTTACCCATGATCGGTGATTTTTTCATATCTTTATCTTCTTTTTGGTAATCTTTGTTTAGGCCTTGTAGCTTTAGGTTGCCTATACGGTTTTACTATATTACTTTTCTTTTTTTGTTTTTTATTATATTTTGTTTCTATACCTACCTGCCAACCAGGCCAACCAAGCCCTGTAGCAAGTCTTTGCATATAAGTATTTTGCTCGTTAAAAGCATTACTTAAATTTTCATATTTTTGTGTTAATCTATCAAAAGGTAAATTAGTTCCTCCAGTTAAAGTCCTTGCTATTGGTTCTAACCTAACAGTTTTACCTTCTTTTAGATCTTCACCAACTAATTTAAAATATATATCCCAATCAAAATTTCCTTGTCTATTTTTATAATCTCTAGCTCTATAACCGTCATTAAGTCCTTTGACTCCATATACAAGATCTTTTACACGAGCTCCTACAGGTGGAGAAATATCAAGTAATTCTAATATTGGTTTACCAAAATCTTTTTTCTTACCTTTTTCTTTATTTAATTCTTTGGCTAAGCTTAAAGCTGAATCTTTAATTGTTGATATAGCAAAACCATACATTCCAAAACCTGACAACAAAGAGTTTAAAACACCATTCATTGCATAATAAAGTTTTTCTTCATCTTCTTCTTTTAATTCATCAGATAATGGATTAATACCCATGAATGCTAGACCTTGCTGTAGTGTTGTAAATATTAAGTTTTGTATAGCACCATAATAAACTATTTTACCTAAATGTTCAACAGGATTACCCCTACCTGCTTTTAAATCCATAGCAGCCTTATTCATCAAACGCATGTATTGTAAAGGTACGTTTTGAAACGTGTAAAAATATTGACCTATTTTGTCAGCTTGCATTTTACTTATTTTATCAGGTCTTGAAGATTGTTGAGCATTTTCTGCTGCTTCCTGCCAATCAATCATTGCTTGTTTTTCTGATTCTGTTTGTGACAAGCCTTGTTTTTTATAGGTGTTTATTCTATTACGGTAAAATGTAGCACCACCTGTTACTATAGCAAACGAGTCCATTAGTCTTGTAGGAAAATAACCTAGTTTAAAAATTTTAGCGTATAAAGCACCTAGTCCTCCTTTTTGAATTATATTTTGTATTTGTTCTTCTCTAACATCTAATTTTAAACCACCAAATCTATCTTGTATAAAGTTAGAGTTTATTAATGTAACAACATCCGAGCTAAACTGAGGAACATTTGCAAAAGCTTTACCTGCTGCTACAGGATTATTATCAGAATAATTAATAAAGTTAGTTAATGAAATAGTTTGTAATATGGCGGACCTCATATTTAAAAACATAATTGACCCTGTAGAACCTGTTAAATATAAATCTATTGCAGATCCTACTCTACTTTCTGTTCCTGTAAACGGTCTATTACGACCTGACTTCATTCTTTTTAATATATCTACTAATGAATTTCTGTATTTTTTACCATATATAGCTTCTAATTTATTTAAATTATTTTTAGAAAATATTTCATCTACATTAGCTTGCCATTGTTGTAAATATCTAGCTCTTTTAGTATTGTTTACACTTCTAGTTAAGTCTATATTAATTCCATAATCTGACCAACCTTCGTTTTGAGGTTCTGGATAACCATCTTGTTTGGTAATTTTTATTAACTTATCACCATAAACCTTTAATTGTGGATTTTTAAATACATAAGTTAATAAATCTCTTTTTGATCTTTCACTTAAGCCTGGTATATCGTAACCAGATTTATTCCATATGTAAACTCTAACCGCGTCTTCATTTGTGTATGGTAAATTACCAGCTTTATTTTTTAATTTTTTCATTTTAGGAACATCTTTTAAAGACTTTTTTAAATCTTTAAAATCGCGCATCATTTGTACTCTTGACGCGTATATGTCGTTCATAGCACTTGCAAATGGTATTAATAAGTTTTTCTTATACCATTGCATTTGTTGCTCACCAAGCTTACCATCGGCTAGTGTTGTATAAAGTAAACCTAAAAAATCATCTTCATAAGGTAGTATACCAAACTTATTAATAAGTTGTTGTATTTTTTTAGAACGTTTTCTTGATTCACCTAACTTTTTAGCTGTCTCAGCGTCTATTACTTCAGTTCTAGGTATTTTAGTTTTGCTTGCTGTTTCTAATATTTTATTAAACTCTTGATTTAATTTACTGCTTTTATAAAAGTCTTGTATCTCTTGATTAATCTCAGCATCTACCAATGCAGCATTGTTTATTGCTAATTGATCATCTTCTTCTAAACCTTTTGGTGGTTGTTTATCTTTAGGTAATCTTTTATTATTCTTTTTTGCAGCTTTCTTTTCTTCGTTATTAAGATTATTTTCTGCCTCTTCTAACGTAAACATTAAGCGGCTTTTACCTGTAGCAATATCTGCAGTTTCTTGCGGTGAACTTAGTTCTTGTAATCTAATTTCTTGATTTACTAACATGCTTCGTAACAAGTTAGTTAAAGCTTGAGCTACAATACCTTCTTGTCTTGGTGCACCTGTTATTAAACCTTCATTAATACCTATAGCTTTTAATACATCTTCTGTTGTTAAGTTTTCTTTCTTTTTAAACTGAATAAGTCCTTGATCTCTACCATATCTTTGACCAGTATTTTCATAAAAGTTTTGTAATACTTTTGTTGGCAAACCAGTTGAAGTACCAAGTAATCTACCTGATGCTGCTTTTTCTAAACTTACAGATTGTTCTGGTAATGCATCTAATATTTCTTGTGCTAATGGTTGTAAAAATTTAGTTAAAGCAATATATTCTTTTGTACTTGTATTATTTTTAGTATCAAGTCTACTTAACCTTATGTCACCAATTAGTGGTACTATAATCTCTTCATTGACCCTGTTTATTATAGAAAGTTTTGATGATGGAGACCTTGACATTAAATTTTTAAATGTCCTTTGATCTTCAGGTATTTTTTCAAATTCTTCCTTAACTATATCTTGAAACTTTTGTTTTAGCTCTGGTTTATTTTTTAATATTTTATTTTTAAGTACTATACCCTTAGGCCCTGTTGTTTCAGTAGTTTCTTCTATTGGTACATCAATTATATCCGCAACCCCTGCTTCCTCTGTTACATCAGTAGTAAATTTCTCTGGGAATATTCTTCCTTGTATACCTCTCATGCGGTCTTGTAGATACTTATTTACATAACCCGAAAGTGGTACACCTTTTTCAGGATCAAACTTAGTTACTAAATCTAATAAACCAGTAGGTCCTGAAATACTTTCAGCAATAAAATCCTCTTTGTAAGTTTCATAGCCTGGTAAGTTTTGTAGTTTTGATGCGGCTTTTTGTATCATAGGTTCGTACAGATCTACAATCTCTCCAAAACCTCTCATACCTTTTTCAGCATATATTTTATTTACTTTATCAGCCATTTCTTGGCGACTAGTTTCTTCTAATGTTTCTTTTATTATACCTGCAAAATCAGATTCAGTAGGTTGTGTACTTGTTTCTGTTTCTACTTCTACAGCAGGTGTAGCATCTTGTAATAAACCTGTAGCTTCTAAACCACCTTCAACACCAACACCTTTAGTTACTCTTAATGCTTGAGGGCTAATTTCTCCCTTGTTTAAACTATCGTTAAAACCCTTTAAAAAATTGTATACATCTCTACCATTACTAAATTCAGCTTGTAAACCTAAACTTTTAAATGTATTATTAATAAAATCTAAAAGCTGTTGGCCAAAAGTATCAGTATATTTTATATGATTTCTATTTAATGCATCTATAAATAAAGTTAAAACTTCCTCATCTTGAATAGCTTCAGGTTTATTTTTGTATAGTCTTAATCTATTTGAAAAATTAGAATCTTCTTTTAATAAATCTGGTTGTATTTTATTTAAATATTTTTTTAAACTATCAGCTAGTTTTTTTGTGGTTTTAGGATTATCATCTAATAAATTTTTTAAAACAAAATGTCCTAACTCATGGTTTAATGGATCTTTAAAAGGTCTAGTTGCATCTAACCTACTTAAGTTTGTAACAATAGTAGTCCCTTTTCCTTTTCTATCTACATATAAACCGTCACCGCCTATGCCCTTTACTAAATTATCACTAACTTCTGTATACTCTTCTGCTGTTAAGTTTTCTTTAGCCCATGACAAAAACTCTGCATCGTTTTTAACTACTTCAACTTTTGCACCTATTTGTTCACCTGCCTTTGCCTTATCACTGATTCGCTGAGTTTGCATTTGCTGAAGTTCTGTTTGAATTTCATTAGACAAAGATTCTATTTCAGCATTAATAGGACCAGTTAATATAGGTATACTTTGTTTTTCTCTTTTTTGTAAACTAAGAAATTTTCTTACATTATTTACTAATTTAGAACGCTTATTAATATCACCATAAACTATAGGTTCAACAACTCTTATAGCATTTTCTGTTTCTCTAAAATTATTTAATACTTCAGCAATACCCTTTTTGGTAATTTGATTTGCCGTACGAGCTCTCCTTAAATCTAGTTTTAAAGCATCTAAAGATCCAGGCATACGTGCTACTTCAACTTGTAATTCTTCTGTAGGTGTATCTTGACTAAAAATTTGTAGCATGTTATCACCAGTTGGCCTTAATTTTTTTTCAACTTGGTGTACCCTTACATCTTTTGCAACGTTAGATATAGCCTTAGCACCAACACCTGCAGCAATACCAGGCGTAACCATTTCAAAACCTATTTCTTTTATATCTAGAGGTTGTCCAGCAAACTTTTGACCTAAAAATTCTCCAGTACCACCACCAATCATATCAGTTCCAACTAATGTTGCACCAGTTTTAATATTAGAAAAACCTCTACCTTTTAAAGCTAAACCAAGTGATTTAGCCATACCACCTGTTATAGCATCTATAACTCCTATAGCAATACCGCGATTATTTGCTCGTGAAATTAAATCTGCATATTGTTCTGCGTTTGTTAAAATTTCTTTTGTTTTTTCTACAGTTGGTTTACCTTTCTGCATATCACCAAATAATATATCAGTAAAAGTAAACATGGCTTCCATAAACCCACCTAATGTTGCTACTGAACCTACTACAGAACCATACGCAGTTCCTATACCAGGAACTACCGTACCTATAGTAGCTCCAGCTGCTGCACCTTGCAACATTTTTTCTTGTGCTGCTGTACTCTTTGCTGCTGTACCTGCTAAAGATGCAAGTGATCCAAAATAAATAGGTAAAACCGCACCTGGTTCATCAAATAAACCAAATGCAAAACCTGTAATTCCACCACCCATTTTATTATAAGTATCTTCAAAACGACGCATCTCATCAGATATTTTTATATTATCTGCATTGGCATTGTATTGATCAATAACACCTTGTATAGCTTTACGATCTTGTTCATCGTCTCCAGTTATACCTTGAGATATTAAATCAAAAGTAGGTTGTATAATATCAGTCCTAGAAAATCCTTCATTAGCTGCTTGTACAATGTCATTAATAGCATCTAATAAAAAAAACTCTCCTTTTTCTTCTTCAGTTGATAGCTCAGGATATTTTTTTAATAACTGATCACGCTCTTTAGTAAGACCAACAAACTCTTCTAATATTTCAGGAGTATAATAAACAGGCTTAGCAAAGTTTTCTGTTCTGCGTTTATATTCTTCTATTTTGAGGTTTACCTCATCAAGTCTTTCTTGTAAACCTTTATAGTCTGTAGTATCTACTGTAGAATCTTTAGTTTTTGTTTCAACTTTTATATCTTCAGATTTTGGTAAATCCAAAGAAATATCTTCCGAAGATGATTCCGTAACGTCGAGCACTGGATCTTTCTCCTCCTGAGTTGTGCTCTCTGTCTCGGGAGGATCCGGCTTTTTTCCGTTTTCAGTTACATTTATTTCTTCTGTAACTTCTACAGCATCAGGAAAATCTTTTTTAAGTTTATCTTCGTCTTTATCGTCTATGCTATAGATAAAACCATTTGATTTAAATTGTTTCACTATTCTTCTATTTTAGTTGATGATATTATATAGGGTGGTAAGTTTTGCGGTCCATCGCCATAACGTTCTTTATGTCTTCTTATTTCATCTTGTCTAAGTCTACTTAAATCACCTGTTCTAATTTTTCTTTCTATACCATCTTTATCAGTAATAGTAATTAAATTATCATTAGTCATAAATCTTATTTTGGCTTTAACCATAAACAAATCGTCGTTATCATCAATTTGTTGTTCTATTTTTGTTATTGGATCTTGGTAACGATAAAAGTTTACTTTAATTGTTTCACCTTCGTCTAAAGTCCTACCAGACGATGGAGTTAATTCAACAAATCCCATGTCTCTTATTCTATCACCTAATTCTGGGAAATCAGAATATTTTTTAAATGGGTCCATAAACGTTTGAGTTTCAGGTAACTCTAACAATTGATCTAAATGTACTCTTACATTTCTACTTTTAGTTCCTTTACCACCACCTCCACCTCTTCTACCACTAGTATCTTCTTTAGGTGCTTGGTACATAGGCATTTTAGAATCAAAATAATAATCAAAGCCTCTTGGATTACCGTCACTATCTGTACTGCTTTTAAATATCGCAGCATCTTCTTTTGATATAGGTTGACCAGCAAATTTACCATCTTCTCTTTCTGCAGATTCTATAAAATCATCTTTAAATCCAAATATATCTACAGCAATAGCATTTATATCTTCTATTGAACTTTGCATTGTTGATTGATATAAAGCAGCTTTCATTTGCGCTACACCTAAATCGTAATCTTTCCTACTTAAATTTCTAAAAGTTGGCGTAGGTGATCCAGCTGAAGTTGTCCAACCTAAAGCAACTAAACCTGCAGCAATTTGTTCATCAAGGTTTGGAACTTTACCATATACCTTTGACAAGAAACCTTCGGCTTCTACTTTCTTTTTACCTCCTTCAAGATTAGGATTACTTATAGTATAGTAAGCAACTCCATCTTCAAAACTTTTATATATACTATATCCTTCTCCTTGCTTCATACCAGTAAAAACATTTGCCATCATCATGTGTTCTGCATTGCCATTGGCAGTTGTTGCACCACCTTGATTAGATAAGTATTTATCGTTGTCACTAAAGTTTTCTATATAACTGCTAGCGAAAGTTTTTTCAGCTTCTGCTAACTGTACAAGTTGATTAAGTTCTTTTTGTATTCTATTTCTTTCTGCTGATACACTTTTAAAACTTTCTTTACCTAAGTTTTTATCTTGTATTTGAGTTAATAAATTAGTGTGTTGATTAACTAAATCATCAAACAACATATAATCAGCTCTATCTCCTTGTGCTTCTCTTAATCCTTTATAAAATAGCTGTGTATCAATTTGAGCTAACTTAAGTATTTCAGCATTTTCTTTTTGTATCCTTTTTGCTTTTTCGTTGTTAAGCTTAATTTTTAATTTGTTAGCATCAATAAAGACATTAGCAATAGATTGTATTGCTTCCATTTGTTTTCCAACTCCTCCAACGTCTGGGGTACCGGGTTGTCTATATGTGCTCATTTTTTACCTGTTTTTTGTGATGCTACTACAGAACCTTGATTACCTGTACCACCTGCATCTAAAGTTCCTTGTTGATTTGCTCTACTTGATGCTTTAGCCTGTAAACCAGATGAAAAAACTTGGGCTGCGCTGCTTACGCCTTGGCCCATAATATTTGCCGCATTGTTACTAGCTGATTGTTGTCTTTGTTGTTGACCAGTAATTTGAGCTTGTTTACGATCAAGTTGTTCCATCATACGATTATCTTTTTCTCTGTATACAAACAACTGTCCTTCTGCATCTAATTGTTGTTGTCTTGTTGCTTCGCCAAATAAAGCTGATTGTACCCTTACTTGTTCTGAAATACGATTTGCTTGTAGTTGAGATTCACCCTTAGCTCTCATAATTTCGTTTTGTACTTCTTGTTGTTCAATAGTAGCAGATACACTCTTTTTTGATTCAGCAGCGGCTCTAGCTAAAGCAGTTGCTCCACCTGCACTAGCACCGGTTGCAGCTAATAAATCTAAAGTGTTAGCTAAAGCTTTATCTGTTTCTTGTATTTGTATTTCAGCAGCTTGAGTTGCAACACCTAAATTAGCAAATGGGTTTGAAAATTCCTCTGAAAAATTTTCAATCATATAACTTAAATCTTCAGCGTTTGCATATGGGTTGATTACAGGTATTGTTTTATTGCGCTCTTTTTCTAAAAGTTCAATATCTCTTTGCAATCTAGCTGCTTCGTTTCTAGCTCCTTTAGCTTGTTGTTTTTGTTGGTTAGCCATGATACCAGTTCCTAATAACGTAGCACCGGCTCCAATAGCTGCTCCTATTATGAATGCCATTATTTCACTATTTGATTTTCTAATTTTTTAATATCTTTTGTGTTATCTGGATTTTTATGTATATTAATAAAAATAGATTCTTCATGAGCTAATATTACTCGTTGTGCACCAGGTTTTGATATAGTATAACAAGGTGCTAGATGTGTAATAATCTCATTGTTTTCTCTAATTGATACTCTACCCTTTAATAAAAACCATACATGCTCATGTTTATGTTTAGCTCCTATAACTACTTGGCCTTTAGACATAACCATTTTACGCATATATATTTGATCTGCAAACTCATGAGTAATTGGTATAATATCTTTAGTATCAACTATTTTACCATTGTTGTGTATTATATTTAATTCTTTTTTTGCTTCTAATTCCATTTAATATGATGATATGTTATACTGTGAAGATACAGCAAAAATTTCTTTCATACCGCCAGGATCTGTATTAGTATCTGTTGAAATAGTAACAGTTGTAAAATATCCTTTAATACCTGTTATTTGATTACCAAACCTAACTTCACCAGACGTTGCTGGACTATTGTTAATTATATTAGCAAAGTATTTATTTTCTTTACGATCAAACCCTGCTCTATTAATAGGTGGCGTCATAGCTGTAGGAAACTGATTACCGAAATTATCATATGCACCTTCATTATAACTATATATTAAAGCAGTGCTATCGTTTGTATTAGACTTGTCAAAATTATCTCCTGTTGAAGTTGTTTCCCAACCTGTATCTATAGAACCTATACCTGTTTTATCTGATATAATGTTATCAACTTGCCAACCATTACTACCTTCGTAGTTAATAGTTTTAAATACTTTTGAAGCACTTACCTCTGGATTAAATATAAATTTAATAGTAGATTTATATTGTACTCCATAAAAATTAGCTCTGTTTACTGACTCACTATTATGTCTGTATAATTGTGCTTGTTTAGCAGAAGTAGTTCCATTATTAAATGTATAAAAAATATTTTTTAAACTAGTACCCATAGCGGGTTTGTAATTATAAAAACTAGTCCATCCTTTTACAGATTCATCAAAAGAAACTGTATAATAATCTGTCGTTATATTTTCACCTAAAGGTCCAAGTGTATAAGGTTGATTTGGTTGTAATGAAACAACATACTGTTTAGTATGTATATCCCACATACCAAAAGCTCTACCTACTCCATATTGACTATCAAGGCCACTAAGTTTATCACGAAAGAAATCATACATACCATATCGTTGTATTTCTTCTAAACCATCTCTTGATAATCTCATAACAGCGTTACGATCTTTGTCTGTAAAATATTTTCTAAATCCATATATAGCAAAGCTTTCTGGATTACGACTTATACCAAATTCACCTAAATAACCTTGAGGTTCTCCAATAACCATGTTACTAGTAGTTACAGATGGATTGCCTTCTGCTGTATAAATAACATTTTTATTTATTGGAGCACGACTTACTTTATCTTCTTGAAATATATTTAAATAATAATCTTCTGCATATAATTTTTGTATTGTACCTTTAGCTGGATCTAAACTTCTAGTTATATCTTCTCCAACACTAAAAACATTACTTTCGTTTATTCCAGTTGTTGAATTAAAAATTCCAGAGTATATTAATGCATGGCCTCTAAACCTAGCACTTGGCTCTTCTTCAACTAAATAAGCTCTTGGGCCAAATGTTGTACTAGTGTTATTATACCCACCTCGTATACGCGATTCTTCAATCATCCAGTTTCGCGTTTCATTATTAGTTTGAGGTGTTATAGTTCCATAAGAACTCACACCAGTTTCTCCAGGATTATAATTTGGTATACCATATGATCCATTCCAAACAGGTGTATTACCCGAATCAACTACCTTTTTTAAAACAAAGCTGTTAAAATATCTTACTTCTACTATTGCACTCATTTATTTTATAATCACTTATTTATAATTTAAATTACTAAGGATCAATTTGAGATGGTACAGCTGTGCCTTTTAATTTTAAACCATTTGAATCAAAATTAGCAGACCATATCCTAAAGGGTGTTAAAGCACCTACAATACCATAACTTTGTTGTAATATATTTGTACCTGACTGTGATACATTTGACGTTTGTGTTCCATCAAATTGTGGATAAAAATCTTGACCAGCCAAAATATTATATCCTCTCCAAGAAGTACTAGCACTCCACGCTGGAGGATTCCATATAGTTGTTAATGCTTGGTCGGTATAAAATTGTGTTACATATTGTAAAAAAGGCTCTCTTGCCCACACCGTAACTTTACCGCTTGTGCCAACCGCTAAAGCACTTGCTGCTTTTGCTGTATTTGCTCCAGTTGTAGTAACTTGATATGCATAAGAAGTAATGCTAGGATTAGTTCTAGTATATGGATAATACATATCACCCCAATCAATATTATATATAAAATATGACCCATTAGAATATATATTTGAAGGTAATTGCCCTCCAGATAATACACTATCTGGCCAACCAGGCACAATAGGAGCTGGATTTAAACTTTCGTTACTTCTTCCATAAGGATAACGTATTATTAATCTATAATCTCCAAAACGATCTACTTCATCAGAATATACTTTTACATTATCTTTTGTTGCGGCTGCACCAACACAAACTATTTTTTTACCTTGAGTTGATAAAACATCTTGGTTTAATATAGACATTGTATCAACGTTTAATTGAATATAATCGCTTTGATTTGAACTATTAGTAGAACTAGGATCATTTACAAATGACCCAAATCCTGCATCTGCATTTGTTGCATCTTTTAAACGACCCTCAAAAGAAAGGCCCCCGTTTTGACTTATAGGATAAAGAGTATAATCTGCATAACGATTTTGTGTGGTACTTCCCCACCTAATTTCATTACCTTCTATATCTTTTGCTATTTCCCATGCATCTGCAGCTGCACCAGCTGGTCTGTATTGTAAAGTTATAGGAAATTGAACTCTTAATAAATCTGAAGTTTGTAAACTATTAGTATAAGTTTCTGAAACTGCATCATTATCTATAGATATATCTACTAATATATAGCCTGTGCCTCTAGTAAGACCACCTTCACTTTGAGGTGTTGTTGCAATCGCACTACCAATAGCGTTATAATTACTATTAGCATATTCATAAGTTATACCACCGGAAGTAGTATTTATTGTTTTAGTTTCAATATAGTTACCTGAAGTAGGTAAAGTGCTGCTTAAAACTAAAGTATTATTTCCGGTACCAGTATAAGCGTTCATGGTTCTATCTAAAATAGGTGCAACACTAGCTCCTGTGTTAACTGAATTAGTTGCATCACTTGTCCAATATATAGCTAGTGATGACCCTCCAGCAGATAATAAAGATTCTTGTGCTACATTTGTACCCTGGCCCCACCCTGAATTTACTGCTGCATTGCCAAAAATAACATCTGTAGTAAATGAATCAGTTAATTCGCCTGCGTCTTTTACTTGTATTGTTAAATTATTAAGGCCTGTTGGTGTACCTGTTATAGTTATTTCGCCTGTTACAGTATCTATGCTAAATTGGTTACCTGCTGGTTGAGAAGTTATACTAAATTCTAAATCTTTTTTATTTACTGTAATTCCTGCACCACCAACTGGAGAGGTATCTGCACTTCCGTTTACAGCGCTAAATAAACTATTTGATGCATTGAGACTTGTTTGGCCAACTTGCATAGAAATAGAAGAAGGCTTTGGAGTTATGGTAGGTGCTACATTTTGTAATGCACCTGTTGATGTTAAAGTAGCTCCATCATTATTATAAGTAAAGCTATATTGATCGATTACGTTTGAATTAGGTCCATAATAAAAAAGTCTAGCAGTCTTAATCGTATAATTATCATATGTTGCTGGATTATTTTTATCTAATGGTTGACCATTATTATTACTTTTAGTCATAATAAAATATGGCCCATTGTCTCCTTCTTGTATTATTTCATTATTACCATTTCTAATATTAACAATAGTTAAATTAGAATTTTGCACTGGGCTATCGTTATTAGCTGCAGAAGCTGCTGTTTGTACTGCAAATTGATTTGCAACTGTTGAGTTCAAACTCATGCCTTCGTTTAAAGAAAAACTATAATTAAAAAGTCCTGTAGCTAATCCTGTATTACCTGTTAATATTGCATTATTTAATGATGAAATTAATCCTGTTGTAGATGTTTCAAAATATATATTTAATAATGATTCTACTGGTGCAGTTTCAAAAACACCTAATTGAAAAGCATAACTTGAACTAGATGATGTTAAACTACCTATCGGATTTGATGCTATTTGTACAAATTTAGCTATTAATGGATCTGAATTTGAATTATACAAGTCCGTTGCTGCTGAAGCAGTAATACCAAACATATCACTTATTGTACCAATAATAGTTACATTGTTGTCTACACTGGTAAGCGTAGATGTATTAGGATAAAAAGCAACATTATGTGTAGGTGTAGCAGAATTTATAGGAGTAACTCTACCAAATAACTCTACACTACTTCTTGAAACCATTAAGGTTTCGTTATCTTCACTAAACTCATCTTCAGATGATCTAAATTGTTTTTGATCAGGACCTACTAATGATAAATCTCTAGGTATTTTATTTATATTATCACTAAACAATGTTACGAAACCTACTTGTCCAGCTATGTCATTTAAATTAGTTACAGTATTAGGTGGGCCATCCATAATACCTGGAGAATAAACATTATAATATTCTTGTTCTGTTTGTTTAATAACCACTTTAAAAGAATACCATCCTAAAGGATTATAATTTGAACTACCTGCATCTCCATTATATAAACCAGGAGCACCTGAGTTTAATGTTCGATTACTTGTAATTTGGTCGTTAAATAATAGTTTAATTGAATCACCACTTAAAGTAGAAATAGGCAATGAAGATGATTCTGTACTTGTTCTATAGTTATGATATATTGTAGCAGCATCAAATGCATCATTACCAATTACATTTTGTATTTGACTATTAGATAGTAATACAGTAGAAGATCTACCGTATCTATCACTTAATACAATACCTGCTTGATAATTTCTATTTTGTTTAACCGTACTATTAGGATATTCTGTAATTCCTGTATATCCTACAGGATTAGATGGAGAAGGTATTGCAAATGTTGATTTTTGGCTTACTCCTACATTATAATTTAAATTTGCAGGAGGTGTGTGTTTATCTTGAAAATTTCCATAAACAATCCTATTAGAAATTATTTCTTGTGATAAAGCTCTTACTGGCACTTTATCATATACTCTTATTATTTCAGACTCAGGTAATGTTTTATAAGGTTTAGTAGCTTGATAAGTAAATTCAATAATGTTGGCAGTTCCAAAATCTGCTTGTTCTATTGTATTTAATACTTGTACGTTTTGTAAACCATCTTCTTTATATAAAATATCAATTTCTTTTATTTTAAAATAAGAAAAAAGATTATTACCTGTAACAGGATTATTGCTATTATCTAAAGGTAATGGAATTTGTAATTTAATTTCATTAACTTTATTTTCCATAAATTCTACTATAGTGCTCCTATAAGTCTTATCTTCATCACTATTTAAAAAATATCCATCTTGTTTAGGGATATATGCTGCTTGCGTAAAAGGAGCAAAAACTGAATATTCATTATCATCAAATCTAAATCTATAACTAAATCTTACAAATTTATCTTCTAAATAATCTGGGTCTCCTGGATATGTTGAATTATAAGGATTTGGTGTTCCTTGAAAATAAGGATTTTGTGTAGTATTATCAGCTAAAGTTGGGCTAACAACGTCGTACATTGTAGTTTCATATCCTGATAAATCAGTCGTTGTTGTTTGTTTATATAAATTTATAGGTTGGTAGGGTGCATATTTTGCAACAGATATTTGATCTTCATTAGTATAATAATTAACATTTTCTGAAGCAAGTCTTACATTTATTTTACGAGGTTGATTTCTATTATCTGTAAAAAATAGTAATTCTTCAATTAAATTTACACCTGTAATTAAATTAGTAGTTGAAAAATTTAAAAAACTACCAGAAACTAAAATAGAAGACGCAGCTGTAGCAACATTGTAAGAATATATATAATTTTTTGCAGTAGCATTAAAAGTAATATCTGTTAAATAATTTGGATCAGTGTAATCAGTTAAAAATATATATATAGTATCATCATTAGTATTTGTAAATTGACCTATTATTTGCAAATTATTAGCCGATGTGCTTGTTAATACATTAAAATCCGCTAATAGTTGATTACCTAAAACATTTTCTAAAGCTCCAACATCTGCGCTTTCAGATTTACTTACTTGAATGTTATTACCTTCTCTATATTCCCCTTGCGGTATTAATCTCGCATCAAGGTCAAGGTTCATTTTTGACTTTATAAAAGCATTTTTAACCTCAGGCATTTATTTAAGTTTTAATCCATTTAGATTTGTTACGCATAACTTGTACTATCTCATCAAGCTTTATATTAGATAATCTTATTTTTGTATTTCTTAGTTTAGCGCTTTTTTCATTTCTATATCTTCTTACTATATATTCAGGAGTATTTTTTTTCGTAGCTAATACTGCATGATTTACATACGCATACACAGCTTCTTCTGCTAGTTTTGGTACTTTAGATTCTGCATCATATGCAAGGCCGTCTGATATATATTCAAATATAATTAGTTTATCTCGTAGATTACTAGAAAAAGAAACCTTACCTTCTCTATAGTTCATTGTAAACCAACCATTTTTTTGTGTTGTTTCTGGGTCTAATCCATATCTTTCTCCCCAAAATCCTTCATAACCATATCCATAAAATGCACCGGGATAAACTCCAGAGTTTATATTATTAACATCTATATTTCCTGTTAATAAACGATCGTTAGCGTTTGCCCATCTTTCTTCTGTTATAGACGTAGTATTTAAACCATCTTCAAAGTTATCTTGTATTGGTATTGATTGCCAATCTTGAGGCAATAAACTATAAGGATTTGAAGTTAATGTAGTAGGATATATTACATGTTTAACACCTAAAGTATCAATCCACGAAAGTTTTACATAATTAACATAGTCTTGAGGAAGTGGTAAAGATAAATTATCAGGTATTGTAGCTTCTTGAGAATGTATACTTTGTAATGTATCATAACTAAATTCTTGTAAAGCTCGTTTTACATGAAAAATAATATCTGTTCGTTTTACTTTTTCTATAAGCTTACCGGGCCCAACGTATGCTATTAAAAAATTTGTTACTAAATCAGAAACTTTTACATAACCATAGCCACCGTAGTTTTCTTCTACAATATCACCAAAAGCATCTTGATTACCATAATAACCACCTGTTAATATTTTTAATTGTACTACAATAACTGTGTATTGAGCAGGTGTTGCGGTTATAGTTATAACATTATCTACAACAGTATATGGATTAGTATATTCAGTAAAAGTTCCTGGCATACCGTCTGCACTTGTATATAGCTTAAAATTATTATTAGCGTATTCTACAGAGTTAGGATCATAATTACCTAAAAATAAATCAGTATTAAATGTTGCAGTATACGTATTTGTAGTACCATCTGCAACAAAACTTTGTACACCTGCATAATATTGCGAATTAGTTTCCTGGATTAATCCACCATCTGGGCTTGCCATATTCTATGATTTTTTATTTATTTCGTCCATTTGTACTTGTTGGGCAGCTGCTTGAACAATTTGAGGATCTTTAATAATTATACCAGAATACATTAATATTCTTAATATCACTTCAGTTTGTTCACTTATATCTAATTCAAAATCTTGTGAACCAGTATTAGTTGCTGCATTATAAACAGCTGTATTATAAACATACTGTCCAAGAGTACCTACAGTAAAACCCCACACTACATCTACTGGTTTACGAACATATTGTACTTGTATATCGCTTTGTATAGTGGTTGGCCTAACAAATAAATAATTATTCTCAAATAAATATGTTGGAAAAGTTTCTGTTGCTTTTGTTAATTTTGACTTTTCAGAAGTATAAAAGTCATTCCTTTGAAGTCTTTGGACTAGTACTTCGTTTTTGTAAGTAACTTCACCAATACGATATAAGGTAACAGATTTACCATAAGCATCAGTATTAGGTAAAGTAAAATATTTGTCTGTAGTTACAGCGGCAGTTTGATAAATTGCATTTCCAAATGTTTTAAATACAGCTATTTTTTCATCAATGTTTTCAACACGATCTGAGTAATTCATGTCAGTTTGTGAAACTCGTATTTGTTGATTTAAGTCTTCAAAATATTTTTCAAATATTTCTAACTGAACCTGTGTTGCAACATTATTAAATTCATTAGGAGTCATATAACCCCTTTGCTCTTTGTTTAATATTGTCAACACTGTTTGATATACAGTGTTTACGTTTATAGCCATATTAATCTTTTATAATATAATAGCTGGCCGAATTAACGGCCTAGCTACTATATATATTACATGTTATCCTAATTTTTTTTGTATTGTTTTATACAATTCAACCCCTTCGTCAGTTTTAAAGTAAGCTGCCATTGCTGAATAAGGATTTTCATCAAAAGGTACATTCATTATTTTTCGCCCTGTTTTAGCTATACTAAATGATCTTTGATCTTGAGACAATTTAATAATACCCATTTCCTCAGCAACAATTGCAACATTTCTTAATTCAACATTTTCATCATTTGCTAATTCTAAAAACAGTTGCGGGTTTTCTTTTGCATAAATCAACACATCTCTTCTTATTTCTTTTGAACTCATCTTACTAACCTTAGAACCTAAATCTACTCTTAGTATCGCTTCAGCTAATGTTACATCTATTTCCTTAGCAGCATTTAATGCTTCAATAGTAACTTCCATTACATCCAAATCATCAACAGCTTCTACCACTGGATCAAATTCTTTATATTTTTTATCTTTTAATGGATGATATATAGAAAGTAATTTTTGTAAATTTTGTTGTTGCTTTGGCACAGAAAGTATACCGTTTCTAAATATAATATGTCCTAATGTTGCCTCTCCTTTTTGTTCATCTACAAATGGTGAAGTTTGGTTAGTTGCATACCTTAATTCTCTTTGTTGATTTGTTGTTTCATCAAACCATAATAATGGATATTTGTATGTATGTCTTGATGCTATTGTATATGTTAAAGGACTATGTTCGCCTAATAACAAATATGTACGATCTTTAACTTCCCAACTATTTTTTTTAGCAATAGGTTGAGCTACAGGTTTAGGTGTAGCTTTTTTCTTTGTTGTTTTTTCCATGATATAATAAAATTAAATAAATAAAAAAGACAATAGAGGGTAGCATAAACTACCCTCTTTGCCTAGTAAATATTATGAAGATGTAAATAACACGAAGTTATTTGCACCTTGCACACACAAACATCTTTCTGATAGGAAATGTACTACCATCGAGTCAACGTCTGTAGTGAAAGCACCACCAGCAGAACCAGTGATCCAAGATTTCATACGTCTGTCTTCTGTTTGTGAAGCTCTATATCTAACGTGCAAGAAAGGACGTCTAATGTTAGAACCTAGTATTTGGTCATATACAGTTGAAGTACCAGCTGGAATTAATACTCCATCAATACCTGAAACTGCAACGCCACCTCTTGTAGAAGCGTCATTTAAATATTTCCAGTCTGTTTTATAGAAATCATAAGAACCTCTTCTAAATCCTGAAAAACCAAGATTTAAAGCCATTTCTTCTGAATTTTCAAATAAACCAAAAGCTGTACCACCTTGCATACCAGTTGAAATACTAGCAAGCATGTCGTCAATATCTAATGATGTATTTCTATTTAAGAAAAGCATATTTTCTTCAATAGCTCCTTGAGTATCTAAGTTTTTAAGGATGCTATCAAATTCACCTAATCCAGCTGCTGCACTAAAGTTATTTAGTACGTTACCTCTAGACTGTATAGCAGCAAATAAGCCTTCAGTTCCACCAATTACTGGCGCAAGACCAGCAACACCAGAACCTGCAGCGGCTTTTTCACCTTCTACTACTGCCATTTCTAAGTAATCTTCAAATCTTAATCTAGTTTCAGATTCAGCTTTTAAATACCATAGATAACCTGATGTACCATCTTCCGTTGCTACTTCAATCCAACCAATTTGAGCCATATCTGAACCGTTAATTTCGTAACGATCTTTGATAATAATTGGTCTATTGTTGAATTGAGTTAGTATAGGAGTAATACTTTTAATATCTGTATCTCCGGTACCTTTTCTATATTCTGAACCATAAACAAATATTTTAAGACCTGCTAATACATTACCTGCAGAACCTAAAGTTGTAGATAAATTTGCTCCAGTATATGTAGCAACTGTAATTGTAGCTGTTGCATTACCTCCAGCCACTGTACCAGTGCTACCAGTTACCAAAGCTTTTACCTCTGCACCTGTTGCGGGATTCATTACTACTAATGTATCATTTACAGAAATGTTGTTATCAACAAAATCTGGTCCTAAAGTAGCATTTAATGTAAAAGTTAAGTCAGTATTGTTTGCAGCTTTGCTTACATCGTTATAAGCTACGTGTAACCTATTTTGTTCTGACCAAATAACCTGATCAGAAGTCATAGGCATTTCAGCTCCTACCATACGTAAGAAACCTGAAAGAGTTCTATTACCGTATCTTTCTACTTCTTGTTCGTAGACTTCAGGTAAATATTGTTGTGCAAAATCAGCAAAATCAGCTCCGGCAGAATCAGTAAACTGAATGTAGTTAGTAGACAAAATTTGCTGTTTGGCACTTGGTTTAATTGCCCCAAATTGGGGAGTAACATTTGCCATTTTTTTTAATTTTTAATTTTACGTGTTTTAATTTTAAGTTTTGAAGAATCAAGTCCACTAATAGCTTTCACTTTTAAACCATTTACAAACACTTCACCTGAAGCTGTAGGCCTAGGTTCTGTGCTTATATTTTTTGATTTAGCCACTTGTTCTTTTATAGCATCAGTACGTCCTTGCTCATAAAAGTGGTTAGCAATTGTATCAGCGTTTCTTGCAGTGTAAATAGCTTTATGATAACCTGCAGGATCACTCATTTGACCATCTTTGTCTAGAAACGTTCCGACAAATTGTGATAAATCATTTTGTGAATTTGCAACTGAGTTAGGATCTTTAATTCCGTACCTAAATTTTTTATCTCCTAATTTAAAATCAAAACCTTTGAAATCATTAGAAAAATAGTTATTAGTACGATCAACAAATCCTTGTCTAATAGCTTCTTTACTCTGTTCTTCTTGTTTATATCGGTTAAAAAAGTCAAGTGCTTTTTGTTGCTCACTATTTACAGAAGGTTTCAACTTGATCTCTTCATAGTATTTTTTCTTAGTTTGCTCTAAAAAGTTTTTTGCTTTTGCAACTTCTTCTTTATATGCTATTTGTTTCTTACGTATATCTTTTGGATCATCAACCTCTTTGTCATAATCAAAATCTTCCAAAATAACATTTACGTCTTCTGTATCTAAATGTGGTTTAGTTTGTTTATAATATTCTCTTATTAAAGTATAATCATCAACATTACTGTAATCAGCATTTAATCTAGCATAATCTTGTATATCACCACCTGTTTCTTTCATAAACTCTATAAGTTTATTTATATTTTCAGGTAGTTCTTCTTTTGCTTCCTTTTGTATTACCTCTTTTGGTTCTTGTTTAAGTTCAGTTTTTTCTTCAGTAGTAGCATCTTTTTCCTCTTTATCTTTTTCTTCAATCAATTGTATAGGTGTTTCTACTTCTGTTTTGCCATCATCGTTATTATTTTTTCCGGCAGGTTCTTCAACTGTTTCTTTGTTGTCTTGCTCTCGAACTCCTTCGCTAGTTTTGGGTTCGTCGCGTACAGATACCTCATCTGTGCTTTGCTCCTGAATGGCATTGTTTTCTTCTTTTTTTGTTAAATCTACTTTAGTTACTTCTGATTTTCCAACTAATTTTTTTGGGGTTTTCTTTTTAATTTTAAAAGAACCCTCTTGTTTTACTTCTTCTGACATAATAAAATAATATTAAATAATTAAAAATTTATCTTGGTTCAAATTGTTCTAAACCAAAACCATCTAAATTGTCGAATCCTGCTGATTCAAAATCTGTAGGTAATAAATCGTTTTGTCTTTGATTTATTAATTGTGATTGTTGTGTTCCTTGTATTCTTATACGTTCGTCTTTACGATCTTCTATTTCTTTTTCTTTTATAGTTTCAGCCTCAGACCTTGCTCTTGCTAATTGAATATTATATTCAAACTCTTGTTGCATTAATTCTTTTTTAATCAACGCTTCTTGTTGCATACGGCTTATTTCAAAATCTGATTTGGCTCTTTCTAATTGTACCTTAGCTTCGTTTATAGCTTGTTGTTTTTGCACTTCTGCTAACGCAGCTGCCTCATTAGTTTTTTGATTTGCTTGAGCTTGTGCTTGTATGTTAGCTTGTGCTTTTTCTTGATCTGCCTTATCTTTTTGTCTTCTTTTTTGTTTTAATAATTGATTAGCTAATTTAATATTATTAATTTCTCTAATATCAATTGCATCTTCTAAATCAATTCCACCAGCTTTAAGTGCTATTTGTATATTTTGTTCTAACTGATTTTTTTCTTCAGCATCTGGTTCTAATTCTAAAAATATACCAAAATCGTGTAAACATATTTGTTCAATCTCTTCAAGCGTTTTAACATTAAAAGTATTAATACTATTTATTAAAGCTTGTTTAGTTAAAGGAAATTGTAACGCATCATTTATTCTTAAACTTACATTTTCAGCATTTCTAATTGTTATATACATTAATGCTTTTAATACATGTCTTGTTGCCGTATTAGAATTAGCGGCTGCTAACTTTTGTAAACCTACTAATGCATTTTTATCTGGTGTACTAGCATCTACAGCTTCATTTAAACCAGTAGTATCTCTAATCATTTGTAAATAGTACTGATATGTTTGTATTAAACTTTGGATTTTTGCAAGTCCACTTGATGATTGTAATTCTTGTATTGGTACTTTACCTCTATTTAATTCTCCATCTTGAGTTAAAGATCTACCTACAATACTACCTGTTTGAAAATACATATTTAATGCTTCAGCAGGATTATAATTAGTACCGTTCCCTAAATCTACTTCTGCCAAACCATCCATATCTAAATAAACTCCATCAGGTACTACTCTAGCCAACACTTGTTGTAACTTCAAATGTGTTAACTGTATCATATCTGCAAAGCTTGTGGTTCTGCTAACTAAAGAGTCAATGCGACCTTTATATATTCTTGGTGCACAAATACTATAATTCATATTTACTTTAGTAACATCACCTAATGGTCTTGTCATATTTTCTGACAATTGCCATTTTATAACTTTACTCATACCTAAAACTTTTGCACCAGTATATAAAACCTCTATGCTTCTAGATAATTTTTCAAAATTGTCATTTTCTGGTGGATTAAAGGTATCGTCTTTTTCTATTGTTTTTTCTAAACCTTGATCTGTTTTTTTAACTTTAAATACTTGATTTGTGTAAGTTTTATATTCAAAAAACAATATAGGTATTAAATTATAATCATCTTGTCCTCCATAATTACGCACATAATTACTGTAACTAGCAGGACCTTTATATTTTTGTATTTCTTTTAAATCACTATCTGTTAATTCTGGAAATAATCTTTTAACTTCTGATATAGTTAAGTTTTTAACTTCACCTACATAATATATATCATTAAAGTTAGGATCTTCTGTATATGAATAAACCATTGTGGCTGGATCAACATAATCTATAGTTACTCCTTCAGATAAATTAAAATTTGTTTTTGAAGCAGCAATACCTAATACAGCTAAATCATAAGCTAGTCGGCGTTTAGTTTCATCATATTTATTATAATTAAAAACGTTGCTAATTACTTCTTCTTCTGCAACCTCTATAGATTGTTTATAGTTTAATTGTAAATATAAATCTAGTTCATCTTTATTTGCTGGTAGTTTATCTGGTTGAGCTGATTTAAAAAAGTTTTCACCTGTAACTTTATTGTATTGTTCTATTATTTGTTTGTTTGTAATATCTCTTAATGCATTAAACGCAAATTCAGTTCGTTCTTTAACAGCAAAAGGATCTGTAGCAAATGATTTAATTTCATAACCTTTATCTGTCATACCATTAACAATAATATCTACAAACTTAGGTAAGATTGGTACAATTTTCCAGTCTAAATTTAAATAAGATAAATCACCATTAATAGATAATTCATCTTTATATTTTTGTATAGGTTGTTCTCCTCTAGCATATAATCTCAACCTATGGAAATTTTGAAAATTTTGTAAATACCTATCCCCGCTATAGTCTTGATTAAACCACTCATTTTCAATTGCTTGTGCAACTTGTAGTCCATAATCATAACTGTTCTTTACTGCGTCTGGTACTACCTGATCTGGAAATGAACTGTTATAGTTTGTATATACCATTTACTTATATTAATTTTGAAGTTACACCTTCATTGTTATATTTTTTTATTCTTAAATCAATAGGTTTAAATATTTTTTTTGCCACTGGTCTGTATTTATTTTTATTACATGCCATTATAGCTAACCCAGAGCTTATTGAAGCATCATACTTTGTTCTATTATTTAAATTAAATTTAGTCCAATCATTAAGAGTTCTAAGAAACAACATATTACCATACGTATCATTGTTAAAACCTATATTTTCATCAATATAAGATTCAATTGCTGCTGCATGAGCTTGCTTCATATCTTCACTAGAATTAGGTACTCCACCTATTTCTTTTTCAGTTACTGATAATTTATATTTAAGTTTATCTGGTCTGTTCATAGAATAACCTCTATAGCCTCTTCTTTTTAAATAATATAATAATCTAGGCTTATTGTTTTCGGCTAATATAGGCATACCATAAAATACTAAAGCCATTAAAACATCTTCAAAAAATATTTCAGTATTATCAGGCCTAGATATATATTCTAAAAAAAACATATTAATTGGAATATCTTCCATGCTAAACTTTGTTAATCCATGTAAAGAACCTTTAGAGCCTCTTCCATCTACTGTTCCTGAAATATCGTAACTATCACAACCAAAAGCACCTAAATGTTCATTAGCAGGATATTTTAAACCATTTTTTATAATATATTTATTTTGTAAATGGTTAGGTGGTACCCATGAAATAAAAAATCTACCATTATTATTAGGTACAAACATTACACTTGTATCTTTGATTCCATTAAACCATTGAAAATTACCTTGTGTAATTAGATTTTCATATTTAGTTTCTTCTAAATAATCTATTTGTTCATATAGTTTAGTTAGATTAAATAGTGATTCTTTTGTTTCGTCTCTAAATGCATGTTGTATAGTTCTAGGAAATTGTCTATAAAATTCATTCAATGCATCTTGATCATTTTTTAAACCGTCAACTTCATTTAACCAATGATCTATAACACCAATATCTATTTCGGTACCGTCAATGCTTGATATTGGTTTTTCGGGGTTATTGAAGACAGGTAATCCAAACATATCAATGAATCCTTCGTAATTCCATTCCATAGGAATAAACAAAGAATATAATCCTGAGCCAGTCTGTCCATTGCGGTTTCTATTTCTAACGTCTGAGTTTTCATAAATTTTTTTAAAGTTATCTCCACCCTTATCTAATGAGTTAGATGTTGAACCCATCATACATTTTCCTACTACTTTGCTTCCTAATCTTAATGTTGTTTTAGTAACTCTCCAATTATTAATTATATTATCTGGTCTTTCCCATTTTCCAGATTCATCATGAGCTAAGAGTTTTAATTTTTCTCCATCATAAGAATTATCCCCTGTATTTTTCCAATCAATTGTAGTATCAAGCCCGTCAATATCTTTAGCCTGTTCGCCTATTTCTATCTTGCGCCGAGTGAGTTTAGAGGCGGGGACTCGGTATGCAAGCTCTGTCTTGGGGCGATCCATTCCGTCTTGCACGGGCTTGAAGAAGAAAGGGTAATTAACACTGATTGGGACAACTTTATCGGTGAACATTTTTTTAGCATCAGCTCCTGTTTTTGATAAGATACCAAATCTTGCATCTGAAGATACTGTTGCTTGGTTAACCAACTCTGACGAGGCCATAAAGCTAAATCCAGACCGTCTATTTTTGAGGTAGCATATTCCGTAACACCTGGGGTCGGCCTTACAAGCTTCCCAAAATATAAAGAATAAACGGTTGGATTCGCGAAATTCAGCAGAACCAACGTCAATTTTAGTCCACTGCAAGTACATATAATGAGAACCAGTAACATAAGTAGCTTTCTCATTATTATAAAACGTAAATCCCTCATCCCTTCTTCTAAATTCGTTTTCTATATAATCATACCATTGCTCTTTAAAGCTATCAGGATAACTATTCCATTCAAATACTGTTTTTATTTTTTGTAATGGTTTAGGATATGGTAATTTTTCCCAATATTGTTCAGTGTTTTTTTTAGATCTTTTGTAGATATTATTAAGTAATGGTAATGCTATTTTTAAATTTTGTATTTCATATATTTCACCTATTTGTCCTGTTTTACTAATTATAACTACATCATGTTCTTTGTTATAACCATACTTCCATTGCTTTTTCTTATTATATTTTTTAACAATGTTAGGTTTTATATAATCATCTAAAACTTTATATAAATCTTGCTTGTACATTATTTAGCTCTACTTTCAGCAAATCCTCCAAATTTTATTTTATTAGATTTACTATCTTCTAAAATATTTTTTTCTTGTTCAATACGTGTAAGTATTTCAAAAGCATCAAATATTGCTAGCTTTTTTGTTGCTGCTGCGTTTTTTAATCTATCAGCTGCTAAATCTTCAGAAGCGTCGTCAACTATAATCTCTTCTTCTGCTACTTTAATTAATTCATCAACTGCTTTTTGCCCAGCTTGGATTATATTCTGTTTTATTTTTTTGCTGTTCATACTTAATTACAATATCATTTGATTTCATACAGTATAAAAATTCATTATCTATTATAAATTCAAATTCTGAATTAGGTGTAAAACCTATACAGTCTCCAGATTTAATTCCTAGCTTGTTTAAAGAGCTATTGTCATATTTAAGTATCCCAATATGCTTAGCTAGTTTATCTAACGTTAAATCATCTTTATTTACAATTGGTTTTACAAAGCATCTATCGCCAAAACTTTTCCAACCGGTACCATTATTATATAAATAAATTTGATCTACTTGACAAAAATACTTATTGTCAAATAAAAATTTACTACTGTTTTTTTCTTTACCTCTTATATCATAATATCTTCTAAATACATTATGATGTATCATAACGTAGTCGTTTGGTTTCAACGGTGTTTTATAAGCAAGAGGTATAGATTTTACTTTAGCTAATTTATTAATGAATTTAAAAGATTCTATACTAGTGTTTAATATTAATTTTTTACCATTAATTTTTTTTTGATTATTATATCGTTCACCTACTGGTTCAACAATAAAATCATAAACACTATTCATATTCTAAATTATACTCTACAGATACAGCCATGTTATTATTAAACTTTTTCCACGGAAGTACTTCTTGATTTTTTTTAATAAATATATTATAAGAATTATCAGAATCGTCAAATATGATATAAGCTATTTTATGACCCCCGTAAACTTCCTGTCCTAAAGAGTAATGCATAGCATCATTTTTATAATCAGAACCAATACTGATTTTTCTTATAATATTAGACATCTTTATTCTCTTCTGTTTTATCTTTTTGTTCTACAGGTTTATATACTCCTGTTTCAAGATCAATAGTTACCGCCCCATATTTTTCTTCTAACTCTTTTTTATGATCTTCATTATCTTTTATTAAACCAGCGTAATCGTGTAATAAAAGATGTTTTTGATTTTCAACATGCCCAATGTCTCTTAAAAGATTATTCATTGTTAGTTGATGATCTTTAATTTTTTTAAGTTCTTCTTCTGTAATTTTTTTTTCTACGTTACTCATTTGATTAAATTTAAATTAATTTTTATTAAAATAAAGCTATTAAGCTTGTTACGGTAGTAGCCGCATCAGTATTATGTATTGTTTTACATGTTATAGGTAAAAAAGTATTTGCTGTTAATCCTGTTATTGTTATAGCATTTGTATCTTCTGCTAAAGTTACTTTAACGTTTCCACTTGAACCTACATATATAGAAGGTAATCTACCATCAAAATCACCATTTGGTTTTTCTAAATCTGCACCTGCTAACGTTGCAGTGACAGCACCTGTTATGGTTGATACGCCAAATGCTAAGTTTAACGAAGCTGTGTTAAAAATAATAGTTTCGCCTGATGCTCCAACATTAGGTCCTTGATCTATAGGTTTAACAGACGCTATAGCTCCAGCTCCATCAGAAGTTATTAAAAATTTTGCTCCTGTATGTTGAGCGTTTGATGCTGCGCCAGTATAAGTACCACCTGAGGCGTATGCAATAGCTGTTGTAGTAGCTGGTGCACTAGCAGCTGTATTGCTAGATAAATTACTTAAATTTTGTGCTTTTAATGTTTGCTCAGCTAACATATCAATTGCACTTACAGCAAAATCACTAAAATTATTTTGATAACTTCCCATTTTATTTTGTTTTATCTTTTACTTTTTCAAATGTTCTAAGACCGCCTAAACCTAGCATACCTAGTAATACGGTCATCAAATGTTCCATTTGTAATGCCGGTGGAACATCTTGCGGGTCTAACGCCCAAATAAATAAATCTCTTATTATAAAATTATAAGCTAAAGCTACACCGCATACCCAACCAATAAACGGTCTCCAGCCTGCAACAAATACCGTTCTGTGCCCGGCTTCAATTTCATTTATTTTAGTTTGTATAGATATAAGCTCGTTAGGATCTAATTCTTTTCCTTTAATAGCTTCTCTTATTTCCCAGGCTAAATTACCTGCTACAGACTTTCGGCCATTACCACCTTTTAAAAGTCCTAATAAAAACTTTAACATTTAATTAAACTTTATTATATGCTTCTGTTTCCCAAGGTAAATTTTTAGCACCTTCTACCATTTTACTTCTTGGGTAAATTTTTCCTTTCCAATAAACATTTTTATGATCATAATCTAAATCACCTCTACGAAACTGATCTATATGTACCATTTCATGTTTAATAACACTGCCTCTTTGGCTTGGATCTAATCTACTATTAATTAAAATAGTTTGATTGTTATTTGCTTTACCTAATGTATCATCACCTAAATCTTGATGATAAACAGGCACCCCCAAATCTTTATATGGAGGATTAGTTAATTTAAACGCCATTTGGCCTGTATGGAAATTTTTTATTAAACCATTCTTTTCTAGCAGAACAGCCGCAAGGGATATTTAATCCCTCGCTGACTCTATCTACTACTGATTTAATACCGGTAACAGTGGTGAATTTTTCAATATCATCACCTAAACCTCTTGATTTCATAATTAAGCTACTGCTATTGCTGTAATTTCAATATCTGAAGCTAACTGAACAGTTGCAACTACTCCTCCTGGATTAGCAGTCAGTGCACTATTAATTGCTGATGCAATATCTGCACCTTTTGTTGAATCAGTAAGTGTAATATAAGAACTTGCATCCTGAAAAAATATTGTTGCTTCATTTGCATTAATTGCACTGTTTGAACCTTTTTTAACTAATGCAATTTGATCTACTCCTATAAGTATATCAACTGTATAGTTTAAACTAGATGCTAAGTTTTCTTTTTTAATCTTGATAAATTTTGCCATGTCTTTAAATTTTGTTGTTGTTAATGTTTATGTTTAGCTTTTTCTACCAAAGGTAACTTTACCTTTCATTTTAGCTGGAGACTTATGTCCCATTTTAGCAGGACTTTTATGTCCCATTTTAGCTGGTGATTTGTGACCCATTTTTGCGGGTGACTTTTTCATTTTTGCGGGTGACTTTTTCATTTTTACGGGTGACTTTTTCATTTTTACTGGAGTTTTTTTCATATCTATAGGATTTTTTTTCATTGTTGCAACTGCTGACTTATCATCTACTGTTTTACCTTTATTTTTTAAATTTTGTTGATAAGTTTTACTTCTTGGATCATTTTCTTTTCTTCTAGGATATTGATCTGTTAAATCTGCTTGTGGATGATAGTCATTTGGATCTAAATTTCTTGGGTTAGGTCTTTTAACATGACCAAACATTATAGGATTAGTTTTCATGTTAACCCCTTCTGTTCCTTGTCCTGCAATATCTTCAACTGGCATATATTTTAAATCATCATCCATTTTTTTTACAGGTGTTTCTGGATCTCCCATCATAGACATAGAATATCTAGGATGATTACCTGAATAGTGTCCAGCTCCTCCTCTTGTATGAACATCATGCTCATAATTTTCTAAATAATGAAGTCTTGCTTTACCAGTAAGATGCTTGTCATACGCTTTTTTTAAATCGTATCTTGGGTGCTTACTCATTTTTAAAAATTTTAATATTAATATTTACCTTGTATACCTTTAGGGCTTGATTTAGTACTTTTACCTGGACCACCCCAAAGTGATTTACAAGCCCAGTATCTTGCTGTTAATTTATCTTTTGCTGAATCACATCTGTGTCTTGCTCTAAATGATTTACGTGCAGCGGTTGAATAATTATGTCCATAACCTTTTGCTCCAAAATGTATTAGTTTTTCTTTACCATTTGCACAAGCCTTGACCATTTTCTTTTTGCCAGCTTTATCAGATCGCGTAGGCTTGTTACAAGCCATTTTGTTTTTATCAGCCATTTTTTTTTACATTCCACCATTTATTTAAGGTATATCCTATAGTTACTAATAGTAATATAATTTTAAGCCAGACCTCAATATTCATCATAGTTACTCCTAACGTTAATGAATTAATAGTATATAACTTCAAATCTGAAAAACTCATTTTATCTAGATGATTTAGCAATCTGGGTAATTGGCCCAGATTTGTAAAAACTAGGATATTTTTTTAATTGTATAGGATTAATACCTGAACTACTTCCGCCTGCCATAGGAAAACCCATAGTGTCCATAGGTCCACTCCATAAAGCGTTTGCTCCTACAACACCTTCTTCTGCTCTTATTACTGCTGATGTTTTATGTCTCATGTTATCTATATTTATCTTTATTAACGTTATATATCGATTTAGTTAAAACTTTATCAATATATGTTTTACCTTTTATTATTTTGTTTCTTCTTTCACTTGTTGGTATATCAATTTCTCCAAGTATTATTTTATATATAGTATTAATTAAAAGTTTTGTTTTATATGTTAAAGTATATATATTATATTTTTGAGTTGTTCTATTTCGTTCTCTCCATACTTTAATCCAACCATCTTTTAATAAACGGTTCCACCTTCGGTTATCCCAACTATACGAATATACACCTTTTTTAAAATCATTTTTTGTAAATAAATTTATACAATCTAAATAAATTAATAATTCTAAATCTGGTTCATTAAGTTTATTATTCTTACAAGCCCATTTTCTTATTATTCTATAGTGTTTAAAAATATTAAAATGTTTTAAATCACTAGGCTCTAATTGTTTCATAGTACAATTACAACATCTTGTAACTTAATAACTTGATATATTTCTTTATCATATTCTACATCATGTCCGGCATGTTTATCATAGAATATATTATCATTGTTTTTAATACCTACTACTTCATTACCTATAGAAATAACTTTTGCTTTATTATATCTTAAATCTTCTCTAGTTTTTTCGGTTAACAATAAACCTCCTTTAGTTTTAGATATACCTTGTTTTTCTTTTTGAATTATAATATTATTCCCCACCGCCTTCATTTGCTCTTAAATTATTTATTACACAGTCGGTTGATAATATTGTAGTAGCAACTGATGCAGCGTTTTTTAACGCTGTTTTAGTTACTAATAAAGGATCTATAATACCAGACTTAATCATATTACATTTTTTACCTGTAATAACATCAACACCCCATTGATCTTTGTCTATATATTTTACTGGTAAGTTTGCATTATCTAAAATTGTTTCATATGGTGAAACTATAGAATCTAATAAAATTTGTTCTGATACATCTTTAGCAATAACATTTTTAGATGCGTTTAACAAGGCTACACCACCTCCGGGTACAATACCTTCTTTTATTGCTGCTTTAGTTGCAAATATAGCGTCTTCTACTCTATCAGCTTTTTCTTGTAATTCAATACTAGTTTCAGCGCCAACTTTAACTGTGGCAATTTTAGCTGACAATGTGGCTAATCTTTTTTCTAGTCTTTGTATTTCAGCGGTGTTTTTAGTTTCAAGAATTTGTTGTTTAACATTTTCAATAATGTTTTTAACACTATCTTCTATTTCAGCAACTTTAATAATAGTTTCAGTATCTGTAGTTATAGATTTTACACAATGTCCTAAAAATTCCGGCTGTATTAAATCCATGTCATCACCTAAATCTTCATTAACAATTTTAGCTTTAGTAAGTAAAGCAAGATCTGCTAAAGTATCTTTTTTTGATACACCATAGGTAGGTGCATTAATAATATTAATTTTAATATTACCTTTCATTTTATTCATAGCCAAAGTTGAAATAACTTTTGGATCAACATCAGCTATTATTAAAAGCGATTTGTTGTTTTTAATTACAAATTCTAATACTGATTGTATTTTTCTTATATTCTCTATTGGTGATTCTACAATTAATACTAAAGCATTTTCAAGTTCAGCAACACGTGTATCTTTACGAGTTATAAAATTAGAATTAGTTAACCCTTTATTATATTGAATACCGTCGATTAATTCACTTGTAGTTTCAGAATTTTCAGTAGTTTCCATTATTACAACACCTGTTTCATCTACTGATCTATAAGCATCCCCAATTATTTTACCAAGTTTAATATCATTGTTTGTTGATATACTAGCAACTTGATCTATCATTTCACCAGTAACTTTTACTGAATTTTTTTCTAAATATCTATTAACTTTTTCAACAGCATTGTCTATGCCTTCTTTAATTTTTCTAGGTCCTAAATTAGATAATTCGTTACCTGCATTTTGTAATATAGAATAAGCTAGTACTGTTGCAGTAGTAGTTCCATCTCCAGCTTCTTTAACTGTTTTCCTAGCTGCTTCTTTAATTAACTTTGCACCTATATTTTCTACAGAATCTAAAAGTATAATAGCATCTGCTACTGTTACTCCATCTTTAGTAATTAATGGATTCCCTTGTTCATCTTCTAGTATAACACGCTTACCGCTAGCTCCTAAAGTTGAACTAACGGCTTGCGTGAGTTTATTGATACCTTTAAATATTTTCTTTTTAGCTTCATCTCCAAAGCTAAGATTTTTGACTATTGCATCTGTCATGATTAAATTAAATTAAATTATAGTTATATATTATTTAAAAGTTTTAACAACCTTTGGTCCTTTAATAAATTCTAATTTTTTATTATAATGATTTATAGAAGCATCAATTGCTTTTTCAGCACCTTCTATAGTTTCTCTTCGTGTAACATCATGCCAAGTATTTTCATCGTTAATATCTTGATACTCAGTTTGATAGAAACCATTTGGTAATTGACTTATACGCCAATTTGATTTTTGCACAATATGTTTCCAAAGTTTTAGGGTTTCATCGGAAATTTTTGGTTGACTAGACCATGTTTGAGTCTGATAAAATAGTGTCATTGGTTTTGGTTTTTAATTAATATAAAGGTTTATTTTATAATTACTTGGTTTTACTCTCCTTTACAACTACAGTTATTTTCACCGCATATGCATTTTTTAAAATCAATATCTAATGTTTTATTCAAAAGTAATCGATCTATCATATCATCTTGCAATTTAATAACCATATTTTCTAAAGAATCTTTTTGAGTAACTAACATATCTATTTTCATTTGCAATGAAGATATATTTTTTTTAGCTTCTTCTAATTCATTGGGTTTAGAACCTGTTATTGCACTTATAATCATTGCAAGCGACGCCGCTAGCATACCTACAAGTGTAGTTAATAAATCTCTATTTGAGCTTGGGATTTCAAATTGTGTTAAATAAAACATAATACATACTATCATGCCAAACACCAAAAGGCTGCCAAAAAAATGGCGAATGTCTCGAGCTACTCCGTTTCTTGGTAATTTCATATTTTGTTTTAAATTTTAAGCAAACGCCATATATAAATAGTTATCTGTACCAGAAGCATTTGCATT